CTCACTTTCTTTTTAATCTTCTTTTTTATTGCTTCAGTTTTTGCCATTATAAATATTGCTGATTATAATTGTATAGTTTTTTCATCCTTGCTTCCCATCCCTTACCAAACTTGCTATAAACTTTTAAAGACCTTAAATAGTCTAATCTTTTTTGATGTATTTTTTCATAAAGGGATTTTTTGTCATCTGATAAATTTATTGATGTGGCTGTCCATTTCCCCATATCCCCATCAACCTGCTTACCTTTATAGCCTATTATTCTCTGAATATCCTTAACAAGCCTACTATGACCGCCGCCCCATAAAGATTGAAATACTATATTAGCAATAGCTTGATTTTCTATCATGTTTGCTCCTGACTTATTCCAATAGTATTCAAAAATACTATCAAAAATACTATCAGGCATTTCATAAAAGTTTTGTATTGTGGGGCTATAACCTAAAATATCAGAAAGTTTTGTAAAGGTTTCCCATGTAATACCCTTATTTGTATGATACCCACTACCATCGGGCAATGGAAACTTTGATGCACTATCATTTTTATCTTTTGATAATCCACCCTCTCTCGCCTCTGTGAATCCAGTATATAACCTAAAGTCACTCATGGTTTAATCTTTGGTTTAACGGGGTCTGCTGGCATATCCGCTAACGGGTCTTTCTGATAACTGAAATCACAAATTATCTGAATTATACCTAATGCCACCATCCACGCCTCTAATGCAAATACCTGCGTTTCAGGGTCAGCCCATAACTTACCGATGAACATTGTTAAAAATGTTGTACCACCTAAGTAAATCATAATTTTTCTGATTAGTGAAAGCCAAAATGGAGTCACTTTTTTTCTTTTAGCCATGTTCTTATATCTTTAATAATGTTCTTAAAAAATGGGCGTTCAAGTTCCCAATAATTTTTCTTTAGTTTGTGTACCATGTAAGCAATAGTAAGCGGTATAAGCAATGACAATATTTTGTCAGTAACCCAAATTCCTGCACTCATGCCTACAAGCGTATAACTTGCAATTCCTGCACAAAGTTCCTCAGCCCCTTTTTTTAAATCGTTTAGAATAATACTCAGTAACATATTTTATAATTTTACTTTCTGTAAGTGTTAATATTAAACCTATTGCAAAGGCTAAGAACTCATCACCATAGTTCATATCAGGAAATCTGTATAAAGGTTTTATGAAATCATAACTTGCCGTTCCTGCTAAAAAAAACAAAACCTTTCTTTCAACTCCTGTTTTACCTATTGCCAAATAAATAAGTGAGCAAATATCAAATAAATATACGCCGATAAAATACCCCTCATCCCCGATTATCATTTGGGTGAGTATTCTAATGAAAACGGCAATATAAAATATTATCTTAATCATTATGGGCGTTTAATCGGTCTTGAACCTACCCAACTTGTAATCGGTAATATATCCTGACCTGCAAAGTCGTCAATAGTTAAAAAGAAACTAATGTCATACTGCAACGCCAATGCCAGTACATCAGTCGAAGGCGGTAAATTAAACTCCGCTATTTCACCCTTTGCATATCTTATACAGGCTTCTAAATATGCCTGTTGAAAACAATTATCTTGTTCATCAAATAATCTCATAACTTCTTTATTTTTTGTTTTATCTTTTTTCATTTTACTATACCTGTGTTCAAACCAAGCCCCTGAAAGTGCGATACTCGCACCACCTAAATACTTTACTATTAACCAAAGCAATTCCACTCATTTCACTTCTTTGTTTTAAACCATTGAATCCAACGCCTTTTACAAAATTCAAATATAAAAATTAATTTCTGATTCATAAAGTTATTTTATTATTGACATCGTTTAAATAATTGCTTAACGGCTGAATAAGTTTTTTAAAATCATCATTTTGAGGTTTATTTATTTCAAACCATAAATCAGCCCAAGCCAGTACACTATGCTCAATATAATCTATATTTCCCACCGTTTTTAAAGCTACCGTAAAACCGTTTATCTTTAAATCAAAAGCCCATTTAAACCTATTGTTTATTGATATACCGAACCCATTAGATACAGGCGGTGTCATGTTTAAATTCTTTTGTACGTCTTGTTTTCTGTAAAGCGGTAAATCTTTTAAATACAAAAGTGTCGGCTCTGTTATTTGCAGTATTTCTTCTTCTGATATTAAGAAATTTCCCCACCCATCAACAACAGGGTTTAATCTCATGTCGTCAGCAAATACTAACTTCTGTAATTTTCTGTATTCTTTTTGCGATATTAAAGCTACTTTGCCCATATTAATTATCTGTTTAATGTTGTTTCAAAAGTATTCCATGCCGATACAAAGTCACTCATTTGCTGGTCAGTCATACCAAGCCCACCGAAAAATAAAGTACGTTTACGGGCTGAATATTGAATAGGCGAACCTGTATTATTTGTTGCACCTTCTAAAATATTATACGGTGTTCCTGAAAATATAGTGCTATTTGTTGTTTCAGTTCCTACTGGCGTTCCTTCCTGATATTGTTTGTACTCGGTAGCACTTACCCTATTTATTGATAATACGCCTAAACTATCAGATGTCGGACTTGTGCTATTTCCTACCGCATCGCCAAGTCTTGTATTTAAGTTACCTGATAATCTGCCATACATATTAACATCGGCATTGCCTGTATTAGCAGCCCCGAAATCAGCATATAAAGCATTAGCATTAGTCTTTGAATCAAAACCAAATGACTGACTATTTTGTGTAAAATTAGTGCCTGTATAAGCACATTGAGTATCCATATAGGCATTAGTTCCGTTTGGCAGCGCACCGCTTCCGTCGTGAGTCCACCCACCTGAGAAAATACCCTCAAATGTAGTAGTATCTACTAAATTATATTTATGTGCCGTTGCCGTTCCACCGATTCTCGGATAAATAAATTTAAACTGATTTTGTAATGTACTTGAACCAAGCGTTAAACCAAAGACATTTTTAGTTGCAATTACAAAAGTATCTAAGGCTAACCATATTTCATTGCCTGTTATTGCGTATGCAGTAGATGCAAAATAAATAGTACCATCATCAACTATTCCAATGGTATCTAATAAATCTATTGTTTCAGGCTGATAAACATAAGGGACTACACGTCTAACAAAAGTACAACATACCCTATTAACAGTTTCGTGCGGGTCTGCTGGTAATCGCCTTAGTTTTGAAGTACAAGTCATTATGATACATGGCTAAACAAATATTCAGAAAACAAGTCATTTATAGTTCTTGCATCCCCACACCCATAACTTATACCTAATTCCTGTATCAGCCACTCCATAAACAAATCATTCTTTGTTCTTGAATCACCGCACTCATATGTAGTGCCTAATTGCAATATTAACCAATCCATCCATAACTGGTCTAATTTTCTTACATCATCACATTCATAGTTAATCGATAATTCTGTAATAAGAAAATCCATTAATAATTCATTGGTAGTTTTTATTTCTGAACACTCATAAGATATGCCAGATATACCTATTAACCACTCTCTAAATAGTGTTTCTGTTATGCGAGGATCACCACATTCAAAAGGCGTAAAAGACATTTTTAACTTGCAAAGTTACTCAACATAATGCGAAGGACTGGCTGACCATCAGCACCTACACCGATAGCATTTTTTAAAGCCTCAAATCCTTCCATCTCTTTTGCATTGCAGTCCTGAAAATTAACACACAAACCATCGTCAGTTTGTATATCAACTCTTAAAACAGGATGGTCACAATGGTTCATATCCACCAGTAGCATAAATAATGCTTCAGGTGTATCAATATCTTTATCAGATGTGCAATTAAAATAATCACCTACTGTATCAACTTGCATAAATCTGAATGATACTGTGCTACCTGCATTAACGCCCATCATGGCTTTAATGTAGTGGTCTATTGAAAAATTTTCAGGTGTACAAAGTAAACTCATGGTATTATGATATTAATGCGGTTTCGATACGCTCAGGTGTAAATTTAGATTTCCATTTGGCTTGTCCTGTAAAAGTGATAAACTCAGCAGAACTTTCAGGTATGATTTCATCAAGTTTAATTGAGGCTTCAATACCTTCATCACCACCCCATCTTAAACCGCCTATGGTTTCATACCATATTAAGAAATCACCACCGCATTCCATTTGCCTTAATGCTTCATGGTTTAAAGCGTTTGTTTCATCAATTCTGAAATCAATAGTATGAACTGCTTTGCCGTAATAAGTTCTGTCTAATGAAATAGTTGTTTCTGATTTCTCAGGTGCAGGTTTTGAACCTATAATACTGAATTTTCTGATAGCTGCTGAATCAGTTGAACTATTAGATAGTCTTGCAGTCCATTCGGCTAAGTCAGTCCAGTCAGTTAAAGGATTGCCTACATTCGTTACATAAAGATAAGCTAAGTTACCGGAATTTAACTCAGGTGAACAATCATCAAAACTGACAATCGGTAGGGTATTATCGCATCCCTCAGAGCAGGTAGGTATTGGCATAATTGTAAAATTTAATATTCAAATTAACTTATTAATTACTCTATCTATACTATCAATTTGATAAATTATGATATTGCAGCACCTTGATATTCTACGTCAGGACATCCAAACTTACTACCTCTTATACCATAGGTTATAGTTGTCGTTCCGTCTACTATAAACTCAATAGAATCTGTAAATACTTCTGAATCTGTTTGAGTGCCGTTATCATAAGTAATAAGCCTATATACTAAGCCCTCACAATTACCTTCAGGAATAGTAACAACGACATCAACAGTATCAGGGCCAGTTGGCGTACTTTCAACATCTAACTGAAATGAATCACAACAATCAATATCCGTTATTTCTTCGCAACATGAATTACTTAAAGCAATAGTTTCATTGATTATTAATTTAACACTTGCATTACATTTATCTTCATCTATCCATTCAGTTTGTATTTCTAAGTCTAATGTTTCCTGATAAACTTTAAATTCCTTTTTCCATATATCATTAAATATATAAATACAATCGCTTAAAGGTAGTTTATTTAGTTCATCAACTAACGGCTCATACAATGTCTGACTGCTTTGCATTACCCATTGTTTAAGAATCTTTAAAAATGTCTGTGTTTTATTTTTATTGCCGTCTTCATCAAATTCATCCTCACGCTTGTATTCAGGTTCGGCAAGTTCGGCATCAAATATAAAAACATCTGTGTATGCAGTCTGAGTGTATGGTATGTTATTTTTATTACATGAATTTCTTGAAACAATAAGATTATAACATTCTACTTTTTCAACTTCATAAATACTGACTGATTCTATATAATATGTTGAACCTCCTGTATTTTCAATATAAAACAGAGTGCCTGATGGTAGCCAAAATTCATTTTCACCTGAATTTAAAGTATAAGAAAATATACCATATCTAAACTGAGAATCAGTATTAGCCAAAGTAACATCAATAATAAGTTTAACAAATGAAGTGCCTAATGTAGTCTGACTTATACTATCGCCTGAATCCAGTTGAGCCGTACCGCTTGACCATGTTGCACCTGAGGCATTCCACCCGGTCAAATCAGTAGTAAAAGCACCATTAATAGCTAAATCAGTAGTTAATACATCAATATCTTTGACAACTGTTTTAAATATTTCAGAGTAATAAACCTCAGTACTGCATTCTATTTGATAATAGTATAAATCACAAGCTAAAGGCTCTGCAATACCATAAGGCTGAAAATTACAAACTATATAATCAATATCACCAGCGTTTATAATTGATACAAGTTCATTGCTCAAAGTTTCAATTACATCATCATTAATATCTCTTATTTCAAATGAAGTTATATCATTAGGACTTGCAGCCCTTGTAAACATAAAAGGGATAGTGTAATTAGCAAGACCGATAAAAGCATTATCACAAGTCGGACACATAGGTCTTTTCTGATGAACTTGCAATGAATATATTGTATCGCCTGTAAAGTTTTCGTATATGGTTAATCCCTGATTCATTTTAACAATCGTTTCTTAATTTTAAATCTAATTTCATAATACCTTTTATCAAATCTTCTTCTGCTGAAATTACTAAAGCATTACCCCATTCTGTTACAATTAAATCAGTAGGGTCAAAATCTAAGCAGCATGATTTTATGTTTATGTTTTTTCTTTCAACTGGGTAATTAACGCTCTCAAATAATTTATATGTTCTACCTGCTGCGCCTTGATAATAGTAGCCTTCTATAAATGGTCTATTATACTGCCAAAACCTATCTATTAAATATCTCCATTGTAAATTAGCTATATTGGTATATCTACCTGAGCCGTTAATAGTAGAGTCAAAAGCACCTAAAACCAAACCTATTTGCGAAGGGGTTGGTATTGCACTCCCGTTGGCATAGTTATAAAACCACAACATATCAGTACTTATATATTGTGTTGCCCTTGAAGTTATAGAACCACCTTCTTTATGATTAGAAAATATTTCTGAATTGTAAGCAATAATAGATTCGTTGTAATCAAAATAATAACCCTGAACAAATCTAAATGATTCTTGTTTTGGCATTAAATTAAGATTCAACTTATAATTATTGTTATAGTTAGTTATCAATGTTCTTATATCTATACCTGTATTATTGGTAAAATAATATTCATGTTCAACTATTAAAACTCCATCTATAACATCCCAATAAACATTAAATGTAGTTCTTAAATCTTCTAAAAACTTAATACAATTAATAGGTAGATTTAATTCGTTATCTGCACCATATAAATTTATAAAGTCACTAGCAGCACAAAGCATTACATTTGTTAAATCTGATGTATCTATAACCGCAGGATAAACATAACCTGTTGTATTGATACCAAAGAAATTACTTTGAATTGAATTAACATTAGGCATTATATAACCATGAATAAGCGTTAAAATATCCTCTAATTTCATCCATTGATCGCCAGTTAGTAAAGTACCTGTAAAATCGGTTTCATATCTTGTAGATACTTCCATTACATTTATATCTAACTCATTTAATTGTAGATATGAAAAATACTGATCATATGGTTCAGGTTTTACAGAAGCGGTGCATTTAGTTTCATTCCATTGAATATCATTTATAGTAAAAACACCTAAAAACTTTTCTTCTACCCCTAATGGACATACGTATTCAATCTTTATTCTTATTAAATAATTATAACATTCATCTTTTAAAGCCTTCAAAAATCTATAAGCATCATTATAAAAAACAATATCTTTTGTTAGTTTTTTTCTAAAGAATATAAATCTTTCATCGCGTTCATAACTAATAATACCATCATAAGCAATAGTTTTCATTTCATTATAATCGAATGTAGCTTTATAAATCAAACAACTATCATCCGCATCTGGTGTAGATTGAGTTATATACAATGAACGCCAACGCAAAGTAATGTCTACTATTGTGCCTGAAATAACATTTACATCTCTTACATAATATTCACCACTCCAATCGCTATTTAAAGGCTTATCTAAGTAAACTCTTTCGCCAACTTCAAATGTAGCACTAGTGTAAACCCTTATCCAAATACCTGTTGAATTTTGTGTTACATAATCGGATGTATAAGGATTTTCATTATACGATGTTTTCGATATTGATACAATTACACTATTCAATTACTATGTCAATTTTATGGTGAGTTGCCGTTTTTCTATAATATTCCTTTTTGCCATTTCTTATAATTACCTCAAAGGATCTAGGGTATAAGATACATCTATTACTACTTATAAATTCTGCTTTATATTTTTGACCTTCTGCATAATTCATAAAGTTTGATTTACCTTTAAATAAACAATCTGAATAAGGCTGCATTGGATATTTACTAATACAGGTATCATTCCAAGTCGTTTCTACATAAATAGTTTCACCCTTTTTGCAGGATGAAATAAGTATGATTAATATAATTATGTATTTCATGTTATTTTAGTTCTTATTGTTCTGCTGCCTTTAATCTCAATACGATAACCGTTTTCAATCTTAACATCTGATTTTTTACTCTGATTTTTAATATGTGTATCAAAAGCCTTTTTAAATTCTTTTATTTCTTTGTTACCTAATTTATTTTCAATCTCTACTTTGTTTTTAATCTCACCATTTGAAAATATTTGTTTAAGGGCTTTATAACTTTCAATCTTATCATCATTCAGCATTACGCCCGTACCTGATAACATAGCCTGAAGGTTTGCAAGGTTATCATTATTTATTGCATCAATTAAAGCTTTATATTTTTGAGTAGATTTTTTATTTACTACATATTCTCCACCTTCGATATAAGTTTCGTTTCCTGAATCACTTACAAATCTTTCACCACCCCATCCATCTGCATCGTGACTTTTACCTTTAACAACTCCCCCTTTGCCTAATGTTTGTTTATTAATCAATTGAACCGCTCTTACTTTACTTAATGCGAATGCAGAAAACATTGCTGCAATTGTTGCAATAGCAATAGCAACCCCAGCAGGCCCAGCAGGTGATAAGGCAGCAAATATATTAGCCGAAGCCGTTATTAAACTACTCAATTGTTGAGCAGAATCTAAGGCTAACTTTTGTTTTTGAAGTTTCTTTTCACGCTCTAAAGCAGCCATTTTTTGAAACTCTAATTGCTTTAAATTTTCCTCTTCTGCTTTTAAATTATTAGTTCTACCTTCGTTTTGAAGGTCAGTTTGTCTACTTATATTATCTCGTGTTCTTGAAATCTGCTCTTCTAAACCTTCTAAAACTTTATCATTATTTTCTAAAGCAACATCCAATAAACCACCTAATATTTCTTGAATTGAGTTTTTAAGTATTTCAATAGATTCTTTTACGTTTTCTATATCCTCTTCATTCAAATCACCTAATCCAATAGCCTTTAAAAAATTAGTTTTATCAGAGTTTTCTCCAAGTTCTTTTAATTGGTTTTTAGCTTTCTGAATTGCAAGTTCAATAGCTTTTATTTGTTGCTCGTCACCACCTAAAGACTTTAATAAGTCTAATTTCTTTTGAGCAAACTCAATTTCAACATTTAGTTTTTCTTCTGCAATCCGTTCCGCTTCTGTTATCGATTTATTACCAGATTCAAATTCTAAATCTAATTCAAGTTGTCTGATTTCTTCAAGGTCATTAAGAAACTTAATATTGTTATCTATTATCTTTTTGTTTTGCTCTGCTTCAATATCAAACTGATTCTGCATATTAGCATATAAAAAGTCTTCTTCCTGTTTTAAGGCATCGGCTTTTCGTTTGCGTTCCTGTTCATCTTTTTCATCTTGTTTCTGTTTATTATCAGCAGCCTGTTGTGTTAATTTAGCTTGTTTTTCTTCATAGTCTTTATTAGCATCTAATAACTCTTTATTGTTTTGAATCTGAGTTTCTTTATTGAATAAAGCATAATCCCTTAGTGCCTTTGTTCTTTCTGTTAATGCTGCCGCAAGGGCTTGTTTTGATTCGTTGTAAGTTTCAAGTGCTGCTTTCTTCTCATCATTTGAACCGTTTTTAAACGCCTCTATTCTTTGCCTGTCTGCTTCTTCAAGTAATTTTCTTTTATCTTCTATATTTCTTGCAAGTACATCTAACTGCTCTTTTAATCCTTGCCTTTCTATTTCTCTTAATGTCTGATTATTTGCACCAAGTAATTTTGCATCTGCAAGTTGTTTTTTAGTATTGAAATCTATTGTATCAGTTAAATCTTTAAGGGCTTCATCCTGCTTCTTTATTGCATCGGTAGTGTTATCTGTTTCGTCTTTAAAATCATTCATTGCCGAAATAGCAGAATAAAGCGAACCAAGTAAAACAACTAATGCACCTACGCCAGTAGCGATTAAAGCGGCTCTTAATACTTTTGCGGCATTAGCAGCAACAATTTGAGCAGTAGTCAGTCCTTGTGTAGCTACTGTTTCTGAACCTAATACAAATATTTTTGCTTTTCTTAAAACGGTTTCTATTGCAATTCGTGCAGCAGAACTTTTTTGAAGTGCCTGTTGTATTTCCTGCAATCCGTTTAAAATTGCCATTGCAGCGTTTACTTTTAATAATGCTTTTTGAACATTATCATTTTCTACACCGAATAAAGCCATTGCACCCTGCCCAACACTAAATGCAGCAGTAGCAGCTTTTGCAACACCTATTAGCGCATCTAATCCCCTTGTATCACTTGCAAAGAATTTAACTCTATCGTCAGTGTCTTTTAATTGTTTTTGAAGTTTTGCTGTAGTTAATTCTAACTCTTTATATGTATCTGTAGTATCAAGCCCTTGCCTCTCCATTTCTGCAAGTGCATTTTTACTTTCCCATAGTTGTGTTTTTAATCTCTTTGACGCCTGTGCTGAATTATCTATATTTTCAGTGAAATTAATTAATGACTGAGTACTTGAATCTAATTGTTTTTTTAATTCACCTACCTGCTTAGTATCGAATGTGTTCTTTATTTCAGTTCTTAACCTTTTTATTTCGGTTTCAAACTTAACAAGTGTCATCACTTGTTCTTTTAAACTTCTTTGAAATTTATCAACCCCACCCGATTGACTAAAGGCAGCCTGAGTATCTTTCCCCGCTTTTATAGCTTCTTCAGATATATTACTTAATCCGTCCTGAAGGTTTTTTAACCCCTGATTTAAACCTTCGGTATTCGCAATAATATCTAATCTGAAATCAGCCATTTTTTTTATATTTCTTTTCGTTTGCCTTTAAAATAAGAAAGAAATCATACATATCTGAACCTTTGAAAGCGTTAAAATTATTCATATCGCCCTCTGAAATAGTCCATATCAATTCAGTCCATGATACATCTATCTTATTTTGTGCAATATCAATTAAAACAGGCTTCTTATTACTATCAATTTGATTATTTGAAAAGTAGTCTATGCCTTTTCTTTTAAACTCTCTTTGAACCCTATTACCAAGTTCTGTGCTAAGCGCAAAAAAAAATCAATAGGTATTCCCTCTGCTTCAAAGTCCTTTTGCTTTTCAATAAGCATTTCATTTGTTATGATACGCCTATCTTCATCTTTTTGATTAATAAACAATGAACATAAGTCAAGTGCAGGAACTCTTTTATCTTTATCCTGCCTTATAATGCTTTCCCTTGTGTTTGTAAGTTCAACGGCAGCATCTACTAACTGCATTTTATTTAGATGTTCTAATCCTTTATTTAAAGCCTTCATTACGCCCAAAAAACCACCACCATAAGCAAATTCAACTTCTAATTTTTGAAACGCAATAAACCTTTCAATGCTTAGTTTTTCTTCAATGTAATAAGTCTTTCCGTTAGCGGTAAATGATTTGTCACTTGGCTTCAGGTCTTTTAACTCCATTTTTGAATTATTTTAGTTAGCAGTATTGATGAACAAGTTGTAAATATACAATCAATTAAATTAAAGTCAAAACTAAAGATATAAGACCATAGCGCAATCTGCCCACTCATACACATAGCACAAGTCAATAGATTAAACATAATAGTTCCTGACAAATACTTATTAATTAGTTTCCAAAACCAAAACAACGGCTTTCCTTCATCCTGCAATATATCAGTAATCACATAACCGATAATAGAAGAAAATACAATCAATTCTAACATATATTTTCTTCTAAAATTTCAAAATCAGTTATACAATTAAAAGGAATTGAAAAATCAACTCTTAAATTCAATGCAAAGTAATCGTTAGGCTTCATTAAATATTGTGTAGTCGCTTCGTCATAACTATATTTTGAAAATATTGCAGGGTCTTTCGGTACTTCATTAATAGCGTTAATCTTTACTTTTACCATATTGCCATCGTTAAACGGATTGAATAACTGAGCAAATATTTTAAGCAGCGACATAACGGCTATTGAACTAATACCACATCCATCATACCCAAGTTTTTTGCCATTAAGCCAACATACAAGTTTTATATTACTCTGACAATCTATGTATCTTGAATCAGATCCAATAACATTGATACCCATGTCCTCAAAATAAAGTACTGATTTATATTTTGAATCAGGTATTAAATCTTTATATGTTCCTGACTTCACGCATTCACTATCTGTTACATCACAAGCAACAGGAAATGATTTTTTAATCGTACCTGTGCCGTTAGCGTTTGGCTGGTGAATGACAACTGTACGAACTATACCAGCGTATTTATCTATCCATTCAAGACCAATTATCTTAGCAAGTATAATATCTGCTATTTCTTTATTCATTTTACACCACGTTCTAAATATTCAAGTATCTTAAATGTCATTTCTTCATCAAATACACTATTAAGGGTTTCTTCTTCACTTCCACTTAATTTAAGTATTTCAAATTTCTTCTCACTATTCCAGTTTATTTTATTCTGAGTAAACTCATCACGCCCTGCAATAGTAACTATGCTTTCTTTGTTGTTTTGTTTTTTTTCTTTAAATCCTATTGACCGCCACATTTCGCCAGTATCGGTAACATCTACAAAGTTTATCTGTCTGCCTTTTTTAGCCCTTTTTTTCTCGTAAGCAGTAGAATATAACCCTGTACTTTCGCCTGATGCTGTCTTACCTTCTTCTTGAACACGCCTCTGAATTAAAGCCTTGCCGTCAAGACCTATCTGAAGTATAATATCACCTACTATAACAGGTAAATCATTAATTAAGTTTTCAATATTTTGAACTAATTGATTCACGCCATTATACCTTTAAATAACATAGTAGGCTCACAAGCCCAGCAACCGCTATCTGATACATCCATATTTTGTGCTAACCACATTATTCTGCTATTATATTCTTTTAAAAACTCTGATTTCTTTTGCATTATTCTTTCTCTGTCAATAAGAATATATCTGTTAATCTGACCTGAACTCAATATATAATCACAAGTTAATGCACCAGCTTTTAATTGAATTGCTTTAGCTAAAGCCAACGGCAGACCACCATTATCAAAATCTAAATTATCACAAAGGAACTCATCGTAATTACAATTCATTGTAATATTTAAAATCATTCCGTTATTTTGATTTGATGTTCCTGTTGCCTCATCTAAATCAGTCCATGAATCACCTTTAATACCACCTACCATCAGATTATTATTCCATGTCTGGTCTTTAACTACTCTATTACCAAAACAAGGTGTATCACAACATTGAATATCCCATTTTAAACAACTTGAACAAACTATTTTATTCTGCAATGGATAACCACTTACAGGCAGTTCATATACTATATAATATTCAACATAATCACCATCAACATACATAGGTAGTTCATAGTTTAATGCTGCTGAACTTGTCGGTGTATTGGCTACAGTTGTAACAGTAAATGAATGTAAGGCAGTTGATGAAAGATTGTTAAATACACGGCATTGAATAACAGTAGATACATTAAATATTAACTTAATTGAATTAAGTTTAATAATACCGTTTTTTATTGCTCTCGGAACTATTCTCATACCCGCATAAGTACTGGCAGGATTATAAGCAGTTGTGTATTTTTGTGAACCTATTGCATAGGTTATATTTTCTATTGATTTTTTATGATAACTACCTATCTGAGTAAGTAAGTCACCCTTGAAGTCCTGTATAGCGTTTGTTCTTGCTTTTGTTAATATATCCCATACATTACCGTTTTCGCAATCGCTTACAGCGTTTATCATGTTAAGATTCAATCCCTCTAATTCGTCAATATAATACCCTGAATCCGAAGTATTATAATCTGCTGGTGTGTCCTCAAAACAATTACAAACCGTTTGAGAAAGTCCTATTACTGTATCTAAGCAAGTAGGCATTATTTTAGATTTTGTTTTTTAAAAATAAGGGGTGAGATTTTTAAGCCCCACCCCTAAACTGTTTGGAGATTAAGATACAGGATTACCGCACTTAAATTCAAGTACGCCTGTGATTTCATCGTTACATCCTACAGGGTTCTGAAGGAATGCACCAGTAGCTTTGATTTTGAAGTTGTGTACAATTTCATCATCAGTACAAACTGTTGAGTAAATCACATCATAATTGATACCTGCAAGGTTTTTTGAAGGGATGCTATACAATGTTTTATTTGCACCATTTGTATAGATTATCGGATTAGATGCGTCTGGATAACGTGCCTTATTTACAAATGCGAGTGCATTAGGGTCTACAAGGTAAGTTACTTTGTCAGGAGTATTCACGCTGTCTACATTGAACAAGTCAAAGTAAGCAGGGAAGAAATCCATTTTTTTAGCAGCACCAGCACCCTCGGCATTACCTGCGTTCATCATTGCGTTCCAGTTTGATTTGTAAAGGTTTGAACCTGATACAAGATACGGATTATTAAACTTGTTAATAATTGCAATCATAGCAAATTCAGCCATCAAATCAGAACCCCAATAAGCGGGCGGAATAAAGGCATTGCCAGTTCCTTCGGCAAGCCCTGTAGTGTACTGATTAACCCCTGCAAATGAACTCAATGCGGCAACTGCTAACTGAGCAATTTTTTCATCGAGTAATTTTGTTTTTGCCAGGAATCCTTTTGCAACAGCCATCTGAAAGTCATAAGAGGTGTAGTCAAATGCGAACTGATTAATTGTAAACCCTGCTTCGGCAAGACAGGCAAGTTCATGTGTTTCGCAACCTGATTGAATTTCATCAAGTGTACCTGTTGCACAAAGGTCAGTACAAGCAGTAGTATCAGTCCCGCACATCTCAAGCCAAATCAATTTAATTTGATTCCACTTGTCTGTTTGAAGTTGCGGAAAAGATACCGTTTGGTTTTCACGAATAGCGTCTATTGCGCCAGTATTCGCTTTGTAGAATTTAGCAGATGCGTTGTCTGCCCATACGTTGTCAGCCATTAGCTGAATTGCTAACAGGTCGCCACAAGTGAGCGTTCCTGCTGCGGTGATAGTTGATGCCATTTGTGTATTTGTTTTTTAAAAATATTCTTACTACTGCCCATCCTTAAACAGCTTATAGGCTGCAAGTAGAGCGTGTTTGTCTTCATCCTTAACCTCTTTCATATATGCTATGAAATCAGCTTCGGAATTTATTTTAAAAACAGATACGGATTGATTATTGTTATTTTGTTTGTGGTTCGGTGCGCCTTTGCCATCAGCTTTATAAAATTCAAAATACTTCTCAGCAGTTTGTTTTACAAAACTTTCAAACTTTATGCGGTTCCCATGATTATCGGTCTTATCGCTGTTATCTTCGTTTAATAAGATAATTTGGCCATCCCTTACATCATAGTTTAAGGCTGCTAATTCATTAATGAAAACCTGCTTTAGATTGTTTGCTTTCGCTGCATCTGTCGGCAATATTGGTTTTAGGTTCTCAAAAATAACAAGAGCCTGATTACTTACACTTCCAAATAACTTCTCTTTCTCTACCTGTTTTTTGTAGGTTTCAAACTCTGATTTTAAAGTAGTTTCAATTTCAGACTTCTGCCTGTTAAATTCCTCAACAGCATCAATGTAGAATTTACTCTTTTTGATTTTGTCAGGGTCGTCAGGATGGTCTTCTTTGAACTTTGCTACTAAATCATCAATTAGTTCGATTCCCTTTTTGTCAGATTGAATACCGTACTTGGTTGCAACATCTTTTTCAAATTTGCTTAAAGTTTCGCTTTGCGCTTTTTTGTAACCGTCATCAAAGTATTTCTTTGTATCAGGTTTAATAGCAGCAATTCTTTGAGCATCTTTTTCTAATAATAGTTGTAACGCTTCAGGCTTCAGTTCTGCCCCATCGGATGTGTAAAGTTCCGCAACTCCAGTTTCGTCAATTTGATAAGCTGCTGACAACAGCCCAGTTAATACTTCTTTTTCAGTAGGCATTATGTTTTTTCTTTGGTTTCTTATTGATACTTACCTTTGCAACCTCAGGCGGGTCAGGTATCTTTACATCAGTACTTATAACTTTGAAGTCTTTAGATACTAAAGGATTCCCCATTATCAGTTCAGCTTTTTTATTAGTATAAACTTTCTGAACCTTAGTCTTGATGTTTAATAATGTAATCATTTTTTTGTTTTCCTGCCTTTGGCTTTAGGTTTTGTTTCTTCTTTCACTTCTGCTTTAATATCGGCTTTAATACTCACCTTTGGCGGTAATGGTATTTTAACCTCAGGCGGTGTGAAATCATTTTTTACCTCATTGTTTTTATTCAAAACTTCTGATGGTGTTTCAATAGGTATGTTAATTGCAGACCAGCCGTTTTTATTTGCTGGTAAAAGATTCCATATTGCAACAGTAAAGGATTTTGTTCTGTTTCCTTTTTTCGCTAATATTCTGTTATCTGCCATAATGTTTACAAATGTAAAATGATTAATTGAATTATGCAAACTATTTTTTATAAAACAAAAACCCCTGATAATTGGCATCTATACCCATTTACACGTAATGAATTGTCATTTTTTACCCTTTTTTCTTTCTTGTTCTCTTCTCTCGCTCCTTGTAAAATGTTTCTTTTCGGGAGGTGGTAATTTTTCTAATGGTGTATGTGGCTTTTTATTAATTCCAGATTTCTGAGGAGGCTGCATTTTATCTACTGTTACATAGTTTTTAGATAAATCAATATGCCCTATGGAAGGCATTCTGAAACTCATAATAGTTTGCCCACCAAAATTACTTATACTTAAATCACCAGAGGATATGATGTCCATTCCAATTAATACTTCAAAATCTCCAGTTAGAGCTTCGAGTTCCGTTACCCTTAACTGCGGTATTACTATTTTGTTTGGCAATGCAATTGAAACAAAATAGACATTAGCAGGGTAAGGACCATTTGCTCCATGAGCAATTACTTTTCCTATTGGCTTCAAACCTAATTTTTGAGCAACAACCTTTGTTATAGCTGTTCCAGTAGCACCAGTATCCCATATAGCTATTGTAGAAAATGAAGTAGTAGAATTAAAAGAGAATGGTAAGTCAATTCCTACACCAGTAGAAATCACATTAGTAATACCATTAAAAGGTTTAGTAAACCCGTGTGCTGTTAGATTGTTGGGAGTGTTCAATTTTAATGGAATATTGCACGAGTATGGAATGTTTGATTATAACTATCCTTTCCTTCAATACATTGCTGTATTAAAAAAGTACCCAACTCATATTTCTCCTTACTTGAATTATAGGCATCAATTTCAGAATCATATACACCAACAACCTGAGTGCCCATAATAACAATAAATTTACCATTAAACTTTTCAATAAGTTCGTCTTTATGGTCTAAAAAGTATTGAAATTCAACTTCTAACATAATTTATACAAATTTACAACAATAGTATGTAATAAATATTAAAATCCTATCTAAATAGTGATAAAATGGTTATTTATCACTACTAGTCAAAGATTTATATGTCAATCTTACTTGTCCACAATTCTTAATACCCTCTGTAAATCTTTCTACATTGGTTATGCTACGAGTATTATATCTGTAGCTAAATTCGTCACAATATCTCTGTAAGTGCTTATGTGAAACAACATGGAATGTACCTACTATACCCCTTTTAAGAATACTCCAAAAGCCTTCTATTGAGTTGGTGTGGAAGTTTCCTTTAACATACTCACCTTTTTTATGGTCTACAATGCCATGACCTTTAAACTCTTTATTTAATCCATAATAAGCGCCAAAGCTATCAGTAATAATAGTAGCATCAGGGCTTACATTATTGCGGACAATTGGCCTAATGGTTTCGCCTCTTGCACTATTCTTTTCAATCACTTTTAAAACAACATCACCGTCACGTTGTAAAAGACCTACCATAGGCGATTTACCTTTGCCGCCAAAAGTTTCTTTGCCTCTACGTTTGCCAACGTGCTTATTACTTTCTTTACCGCCAACATAAGTTTCATCTATTTCAACTTCACCGGTAAGAAGTTCAGGACTTACCCTTGTAAGCATTGCTCTTAATCTGTGATTGATAAACCAAGCTGTTTTTTGACTAACACCAATACGGGTTGCAAGTTCAACAGAACTGATACCTTTTTTAGAAATGGATATTTCGTATGATGCTTGAAGCCATTTACGAAGTTCAACTTTACTGCCTTCAAATATAGTCCCTGTGCGAACTGTAAAGGGCAAATCACATTCTCTCTCAGAGCATCTGTAAGAAGGTATATCAGTAAATTTACCACGTGGTTTAACACTATATGGCTTTTTAGCTGAACCACAATGAGGGCAAACAGCTTGACCATTCCATCTCTGTTGTTCTAAGAACTGGTAGCAGGTTTTTTCATCCCTGAAGTAGTCGTTAAATTCTGCGATTGTTTTGAAAGTGAAGTCCATTTGTTTTTAATTGGTAGTACAAATATATACTTTACGTGTAACATCTCCTAATATATTTTTAAAATTTATGCAACTGACTAGTAATCAATTATAAAAATTTACTTTGTAAATTGTCTTTTTGCTTATATAATTGTATATTTATACAACTTTTAGACATTAAATGGAGTATCAATTTGCACTAAATATCAACGATGATAATAATAACTTAAACCCTAGACAAGGTTTAGATTATGGCGAATTAAGCGACCTAGTAAGGAATTTAAAAGGAGCAATTAATGTAAGTGGGTGGTGTTCATTGTTTGCAATTGAAAATCATGGGTACACGCCAAAATTTATAACAAACACTCTTCCAATATATGAGGGTTTTATTGAGGTGCACAGAAATATTGGGGAAAGGGGTTTATTGGATTTAAATAGACAAGAGCAAGTATACGCAGCAACTTTAAAGAAAATATTGAACAAAGGTCAGTTTATCGAAGCACTTGATAAAGATGATATTCCAATTTCAAAAATATATTCTAATGAGATTGAGAAAGGTGTTGAAACATACCAAACAATAACTAATCAATCAGGAATTATCACCGAAATAGGCGCACCAAAGCTTGACAAAACTAGTCATATATACCTTGATGGGATTACCTATAAAATATATATTGAACCACAGCAAGACCAGGATTTAAGAGAACATTATAAAAGGTCTACGATTGATTTCAAATTAAAACAAAGACGCTCCGTAAAAACAAATAGAGTTGTTAGCGCACAACTAATAACATATAAAGTAAAATCTATAAAAACACTTTCTGAAAGCCTAAAAGAACTAAGTCAAGATGATTTATCATTTTTAAAAGATGTAAATTCTTATGAGGATATTATCAGATTAATCCATTCATGAAAACTGTAGAATTTGTCGATTGGGAAAATATCTGTCTCGATACTTCCATTATACTTTCATATTTAGCAGCCCTTAGGGGTAATTCAAGAGACAAAAGATGTGCATTTGTTATGACCTTGGTAGACTATCTTAATAATAACAAAACGCGAAAGGGCAAGTCGCGTCAATTTTATGTTTCAGCAATTACAATTTCGGAAATGTATGATAAGAGTACCGATAAAACAAAGGTTGAAAGAATAGTAAATAAAATGAGAGTCAATAATATGACATTTATATCTTTTGATACGGATATTGCTGAATTTATGACCCATAACTACCATATATTACTTGGCACAGACAAGCAAATGAAACATGTTAGGGAGTTAAATTGGCCTGAGGAAAATCTTTTAACAGCTAGGGAGTGGATTACCAAGGATCTTATGATTATTGCTACAGCCCATTACTCAGCTTGTGACGTGGTTCTTACACTTGATGGCAAAAACTTTGCACCTACTGCTGAAAAAATAGATTATTTTTGCTCAATTGTACTAGAGGAAAACTTCAACATAAACGGTAATTATATTCACGAATATAAACCCAAATTATGACTGCAAAGAAGCAAGTAAAGAAAAAAGCGACTCCACGTAACAAACGTGGTCAATATGATGAACCCTTTAAAGTTAAAGGCTCATTCTTAGATATTGTAAAGAGTGCAGTTAAGGATGCTGAAAATAAACCTAAAGAGAAATAATGCCACGTTATCACAATAATGATTTAGGTCGTTTATATGTATTTCTTATGATAGTCACAACATTTATTTCTATAAGTATAGGCTGGCAGGCACTTTTACCGGGTATTGTTATAGCTGTATTTTTGATTTATGTATTCAATAAAAAATGAGTCAAGTTAATTATTTACGTGTAACTGGGTATACATGCCTGATAATTCAGAGGTCTTTGTACGAGTAACTAAAACTATGTATCCACACAATTAAACACGAAGTCAATTTAAAACAATGCAAATATAGAAATATTTTTACATTTGTAAAATAAATTATTACTTTTGTAATATGTTTTTTAAAAACCTATACACCGCAACAAAGAATCTACTTATATATTTTGGGTTCTTTTTAATTGTCTTCAGTATCGGTGTTTTGATTGTTAGATTCATTTTATACCCTATCAGTAAATATCTGTGGAATCTATAAATGAATGTCAATTAAGCAAGTTTTATCAGCAAAGACAGGATAGGCTTGGTATGTTTTTTTGGGTGCAATGTATCAAACGAAACCTACCGTCAGTATCAGTAAAAGATGCCATCAGACAATATTTAGACTATTATAATATTGATGGTGATGTTGCCTATTTAGAAATAGCCTACCTTAGAATGGTCAAAGAATTAAAAGATGCAGGAAAATAAAATAAGATTTGCTGTTATCGGTTGCGGTTATATCGGTAACAGGCACATTGAAATGATTAATAAACATAGTGATGCCGAATTAGTCGCTGTGTGTGATATTGATTTTAGATATGAATATTCAGTACCACAAGTAACATATATTGAAGACTTATTTAATTATGATTTTGATGTACTTTGTGTAGCCACACCAAACGGATTACATTATCAACACGCCTTTGAAGGACTAAAGAATAATAAACACGTTTTAATTGAAAAGCCAATGGCATTGAAACGTCTTGACTGCGAATCTCTATTACATAAATCTTTGCAGGTAAATAAATCTGTTTTTTGTGTGATGCAAAATAGATACTCACCGCCCTCAGAATGGATTAAATCTTTAATAGATAATAAAACACTTGGTAATATCTACATGGTTCAGATTAACTGCTACTGGAATAGGGATAATAGATATTATAAAAACGGATGGAAAGGAACTTCTGATATGGATGGGGGAACATTGTTTACTCAGTTCTCGCACTTCATTGATATTATGTACTGGCTATTTGGTGATATTCACAACATACAATCTAAATTTAATGATTTTAACCATAAAGAATTAACTGAGTTTGAAGATAGTGGAAACATTACATTTGATTTCGTTTCAGGCGGTATGGGCTGCTTTAATTACAGCACTTCGGTATACGACAGTAACCTTGAATCATCATTAACTATAATAGCCGAAAATGGTACTGTTAAAATAGGTGGGCAGTACATGAATGAAGTTGAATACTGCAATATCAAAGATTATATAATGCCTGAGTTAAGACCTTCGAACCCTGCTAATGACTATGGATATTATAAAGGATCTGCAATGAATCATAATCATGTCTTTGATAATGTAATTGATACTTTAAAAGGCAGAACGCATATAACTACTAATGCACTTGAAGGCATGAAAGTAGTTGATATTATAGAGCGTATTTACCGCACTTGTATAAGCTGACAACCTTCATAAACATTAACGTACTTTGAAACAACACCACCTAAAGTATCTTTCAACTGAATTAAGTGTTTACCACTTTGAACTGATAATGTAATCACAAGGTCTTTCTCATTAATACCGCAAATTGGGGTATTGCCTATTCTTTTAATTAATCCGTATGGCTTACCGTTGAAATAAAATGTAGGGTTATGTTTATTTGTGTTTTGGTAAAATGTAGCTATTCCAGTAGGTGAATCTTCTTTTTTACAAGACAATACAAACAATATTGTGATAAGAATTAGTTTATTCATAACTACAAAGATAAGTTATTTTTTTAAATCAGGTCTTAATTGTAACGCTAACGCCTTACTGATGTAGTTTAAAGTATGTCTGCAATTATAACCACCGCATTGAGTAAAAGGGTCATACACCTCATTAACTGGCTTACCTTGAAACATACCATCTTTTTTATCTGAGTACCCACCATATTTATCTTTTGAAGTGCCAAATAACTTAATTTCATCAGTAGTAAATACTTTATTATTCCTTACTTCGCAAAACGGTCTTGATGTTTCAATCAATCCCCCTGCATAGACTGCATACTTTAAGTTTAAAGCCTCTGCAAATTCTAAGTTAGTCTGTCTATCGAATAAAGCGTATGTATCAGTAGCAAACGTCTTAAAATGTCTTTCAAAACCGCCCTCTGTTTTACCTTTACCTACTATTAAATTCTTAACTGATTGCCTGTAATCTTTCAAAGTTACATTTTCTGATGTAATAGCCCTTAATGTAGTTTGTTTTATCTTATCCCTTAGTTTTGAGTCTTTAATAAACGAATCAAGAAAACCACCTAGTTTAAGTTTTTTACCTTCAATACCTAAATTTACTTTTAACTTATCAAAGACCTTAGATTGAATCTGGCTGACTTTCTTTTTATTTATTTGTGAAAAATAATCAATATTAAGATTATGAATGTCTTTAAAATCAGATACCATTACCGTTAATGACTGAGCAAATTCAATGTTTTGGAATCTTTCAAACAGTTTATTTAGTGCTGATATTCTGTCTTTATTGGCTTTAGTATTCTTTACATATCCGTTTTCAACATCAAGTTTACTGATAAAATCATCAAATACAATTTCTAATAATTTAGACTGCAAACCTGATGCAACCTTTAATAAAGCCTTTTCTTTTTCGCTTAGTAATTCAGCTTTTAATTTGCTGTATTTCTTTAGATTTTCCATTAACTAATACCACCTTCAAAAGTAATTTGTTTATCAGCGTTAATAGAATCTTTTATTTTCTGTATTTCTTCATCAATAGCAGCACGTTGCAAAACTGGATTAAGGTCATAGAACCAAACACCTTCAAGTAAATATCTATCCTCTAAATTACTAAATATAGTTTCAAAATAATTATAAAGTATAACATCACTTTCACGAACCATTCCGCTTAGTATTATTTGCTCTATTTCACTTCTTGTCTTGCCTTTAAAAGGAAAGTATTTTTGTTTTGCTTCGTACTTACTAAATTCCAATGGTGCATCAATATACTTTTCACGCATTATATCATTTTCAATCGAACTAATAATATACCCTGCTGCATTGCTCTGTGTTGCCTTTTCAAGTTCTGAAAGTAATTCTATTGATGTTTTAAGTTTAAAGTCATTTGGATAAGCATGGGCAACTATTGCATTTTTATAATCCAAATATTCAGAACTTACCCTTGCTATGTGTTCCCATACATCACTCACTTTTTCTGCAAACGGTTTTAAAGTATCATACACATTTTGCATATCAATGTTTTCGCCAGTTGCCGTTTTTGCTATCTCTGATTTAGTAAATGTTTCTGAATTAAATATGGCTTTATTTGTTTTCTCAACATACTCATTGATTAATTTATTCTGAAATTCAAGTAAGTCTATTGAAGGTGTTTCAACATGAATCATTTTAGATAAATCCATCATGTCCTCAGCTTCTTTAGGTAGCTTTAAAATAACAGCATCCTGAGCCGATGTGTGCAGTTTTACACCTGTCTTATTACATTGTTTGCAATTCTCAACATTAACACCTGAGTTCATACACTTGCCATCAGGCTTAAATGAACATGAATCTACATATTGAAATAGTTTAGGGAAAGCATGAAGGCAATTAGTTAAATCAAATTCGCTAACTGTTTTTATTAACTTCATAAAGTAAGGTACACCTGCATGAATAGGACTTACATAGCTTTCACCTTGTGTTTCCAAATCTCTTTCATAGCCAACCTGAATAATAGGTATAACCTCTGATTTATGATTATATTCGTCAAATATAAAATACTCAAATTCTTTTCCGTTTAATACAGGTAATTTTTTAATCTGCTGCCCTTCGACTGGCTTATAATCAGAACCCACCTGCGTAAGTACATAAGCGTATTCACGCCCATAAACAGCGTATATTGAGCCTGTTTTAGTCTTATTGTTTTCAATATATGTGTTATCAACTCTTGAAATAAGCCATTGTAACTCATTATTAAAGTATTCGTAATTGATTGCAGCCTCAGAACTGATTTCTAAATTATATGGCTGTGGTTTTTCGACTTCATTATCGAATGATTTAAACGTGGTATAAATAAAAGCATTCGGGTCACAAAATGTCAAATAAGTAAACCTATCCTGAATGTATTTATAAACGTCTTTTTCCCCGTATATCTTTTTTAGAACCGCTTTTACTTCTTCAATCTTTGTTTCTACATTATCACCTTCAAAGTCTATTGTTTCTATTGCTGGTGTAGTCCTGAATACTTTATTAAAAGTCTTTATTATGCCGTTACTGATTGAAGGTGTTATCTGCTGGGTTAAATTAACCCTTTGATCAAACATCACTTTATCCTCACGCCTCACAAATTGTTTTAACAATGTATCTATTCCTTTTCCTGATATTATCTTAGAATATAAACCAGCAAGGTAAACAGTTCTATCATAGTGCTTATGCCTTAGTTTTCCTGAAACTGTTTTAAATAACAACTCCTGTAATTGTTCTTTTGTTATCATTTTACAAATGTAAATAAATTAATTCGTATCTATATTATTCGTTTTCTTCTCAAATGTGTAATCAATGCTATTTGTTTCCTTATTAAAAGTGTAGTTTATGTTATAATTATTAACTAAATAAAGATAGTTGATTGCATTGCTGTTTTTTACAAATGTAAAATTAATACTATTTGACTTCTTTTCAAATAAATAATTTATCTCATATCTTATCTTTGCTAAAGCAGCAGCAACTATAACACTATCTGTCAAATTGAGCCCATCAGACAAATTAATACTAAATGATAAACTTTCATCATCAGACAGATTGATTAAATCACTTAGATAAAATGATAATGCCTTAGTTTGGCTATCGCTTAAATTTAAAGTATCACTTATATTTAATCCAAATGAAATATTAGCACTATCTGACAATGTTATACTATCTGAGAATGAAAGTAAAGCCCCTAATACTATTGTTTCGCTATCTGACAATGTTATTGTATCGCTCAGGTTTATGCTTAGGTCTTTTACAATAGAATCAATTAAGGTAATTGTATCGCTAAAACTTAATCCTAATGACTTAGAAACAGAATCAGTAAGTGTAATAGTATCTGAAAGGCTTAAACCAAGTGAAACACTTATTGAATCTGATAGATTAATAGTGTCTGTTAATTCTATTTCTAAATCTCTTATCTGGCTATCCGATAATGTAATTGTATCAGACAGATTTTGTAAAATAGCTTTTATTATACTAATGTTATCAGACAGAGTAATAGTATCTGATAAAACTATTTGTATTGATTTTGAAAGGGCATCGGAAAGTGTTACCGAATCAGATAAATTAATACTTAAATCCTTTGTTATCGCATCACTTAAAGTAATAGAATCACTTAAATTTTGAGTAAGCGTACCGCCAGTAGATTGAACTCTGCTTATCTGTAAGTTTTTACTTCGTAATTGGTGAAAACTCATCTCGCATTGCCCGGTTTAAATAGTGCTGGTTTATGAAATTTTCTGTAATATAACTTACTCCCGTTTGTATAATTAACATAAAATGAAGGAATGTTATTATAACCGGGTACAACACTTGTAGGAGTTGTTGGTGGCGTTCCACCACTCCAATTATTAAAGTCTTCTGTTGTTTCTATAAATTGCAGCGGACCAGTGCCTACATCATAAAAATAATCAATCTGGTCATCACTCATTATATAGAAGTGTAGCGTTTCTGCTGCTGCAAAAGTATAAGAAATAGCACCTGTACACCATCTATTAGTTATCCCAAATGGGATAATTGCACTTTGAGCCAAAACAGTATCAGGATAACCCCCATTATCAGAATAAATAACAAATTTAAAGTTTGTACTTATCCCAGCAGCGTTACCAAGATAAGCGGCGAAATCAGTAATAGTACCTGCTTCTACTGAGGTAAACATTCCTGCATACCATCTTACAGAAAGACTATTTAAACTGCCTATAATATTATACCCTAAAACTGGCATTTATCTCCATTTCTCTGTTACACTTATACCACTTGCGGCACTTACAAATTCAAAGTTATTTATATCGTGATTTGCTGATAAAGCAACTGAACTTGAATATAATATTTTTATACCTTGATAAGTAATTGCACTTGACAAAGAATCTGCTGCCCTTATACTTAATCTTTGACCTTCTTTAATTATAACAGGCTCAGGAAAGAAAATATTAATATTAGAAAGTAAAAAATAACCAGCATTAGTATCGCTTCTATGTATGTATGATTGCTGACACCTTACAACCTCATTTCCTTGTCTGCCTATTGATATTTCAAAGAGAAACTCATTAGTTGCGTCCGCCGTTGGTGTATTAGTTACTTGGAATCTAAAGCCAAATAACTTAATATCTTTATTTACATAATCTACTATTCTAGCATAACTACCATAACCCCATGCAGATGCTGGTGTACTTATTGATACACCTCTTATTCGCTCAGGGTATGACCTTATTATACTCATGCCATTTGATAAAGTATTTTAATCCCTGTTAATGTGTTTGATGTTGTGGCAAGTGAATAAGCAACCCTTACAGATATTCTTGTATTTGCGGCTACATATTTAGGCTCAGGAAATATTACTATATTACTTGGTGCATAGCCTACTGCCGTATCCATTCTGACTGATGCTGGAACTTGAATGATTAAAACCTCTGATGAACTTGCCCCTGTAGCTAATTCTATAATCCATTCATACGTAGTATCAACAGCAGCCAAAGGCGTATGCCAACACCATGTCAAACCAGCAATATAATAATCGCTTGTAATTGTGTTTACAGGCACAAGTTCAGTATAAGCACTAAAACTCCATGCCACACCACCTGAACTGGCTCTACTTATCCCACCTGCTGCTGCTGGATAACTTAAATATCTATTTGTAGTTGTTGCCATTAGTTAAGGGCTTCAATCGTATAAAAGTGTCCTGTCAATGTATTACTCGCTGAGTTTGCAGACCAGTCAGCGGTTAAACTCAAAGCAGTATCAGCAGTTAAATCAACAGTTACCGCAGCAGGGGCATCATAACCACTAACTGAAAATATATTTTGTGCTACCGTTGTTGCTGCCGTATGTAAATGACAATCCCCAAATGTAAATAATGAACCACTCGAACCATTTACCCTTGTTTGGATATATATTTCAAGTTTCCAGTTCACATTTGTAACACCTGAACCATTAGTTATTGCTTCAGTAGTTGCAAGTAAAGTACCTGCCACACCGCCCCACCTGACCGCAAATGTTATTGTAGGTGTTCCAGTAGTTGATAATTTGCCAAATGCAATAATTCTTAAAACTCTGCCATCCTGTAAAAAGTTAGCAGGGATAACCACGTTTGGAAATATAATAGTTTCATCAGTAGTTGATGCTATTGCAGTTCCGTCTGCTGTTGCCCATGATAGGGTTTCCGACCAATATTGTCTACTCATATTAAGCGTATGTTAAAGTCCAAGTGATAACAAGTGAATCTGATGCACCTTTTGTATGACTGAATCCTGTTGCCGACATCCACATATTAACTGTATTTGCAGTAACTACATCAAATGTTCCTGCTTCTGTTATTGTTCCTGTACCAACACCAGCCGCAAATGTAGCAACTACTGTTACAACTGCATTATTTCTTGTTTTAGAATCAAATGCTACCCTTGCATTTTCAGAACCTAAAAGTGTTGCTGCTGGTGAACCTGTACCTATTGCCATCCACCCCATTTTAGAAAGAGAAGGTGATGCAAGTATTTGGTCAGCAGCCCCATATAACCCAGCGGTTGTTACTGTATTGTGTGTATTTGATTCAGACTTTAAATTTCCATCCTTATCAAATACCCGTATATTGATATTTACCTCAGGGTTTAAGCCGTCTATAATAGCCTTGCCTACACCTAATGAGAAATTATCCGTTATTTTACTATTGTCTTTCATAATATCTTATTCCGTTTTGTTGTGATTGCTCATTAAGTTCATCTGCTTCTGATTGAGTAAGTTCAACTTCTTCTATCAGTTCCATTTTTTCATAAGAAATACCGTCTACACGTTTAACGTAAACAGTCCATTTCTCAAATATTAATTTCTTTGCCATTATGAATTATTTGTTTTGTCTTGATGTACTTTTATTTTAGCGGTAAAAGGTGTTTTAATTTCACCGTCAGCGTATATGATTTCACAATCACAATAGTATTCACCGCTTACCCAATTAAATGGTGTTATTGCATCCATTTCAAATGTACCGTTTGTCGGGTCTGTTAATGTCAATCCACTACCTACTGTAAATACCTGGTCATTTGCCCCTCGCCTGTTTAAATGCAAAAATGTCATTGTTATTTCTGCCCCTGTTAAATCTTTTACCACGCCGTTTCTTGTAATAACAAATTCAAGACCTGCGAATGTATCGCCTTGAAATTGGTCATTAAATACTAAAGCCTCAGGTAAAAAATCAGTAACAGCCATTATTTTTCAAATCTAATTTTATTAGTCTTTCTATCAATTATCAATTTGATAGTTTAATTAGGATTGAAATAGTTTTGAAAGGCTGCGCATATCTTATAATCAAAAGCATCCCCTAAGTGACCTAATTTCTCATAGGTTTCACCAGTATTATTATCTTTGACTTTTTCTTTTAGCTTACCGCCGTCAGGGGCTTCTTTTGTAAATTCTAAGTCAGTAATCAATAATTTACACGAATGGTCTATTTCAACTTGTATGTCGTAACCGTTAGCAAATATTTTGTTTGCAAAGTCCCTTCTCTTAACTAAAGATGGATTACGTTTAGTTACTCTGTTATACTCGCTGCTTAAAATAGGGCTTAAAATATATTCTATTACCTGATAGTTATGTTTGAACTCTTTACTTACTGTTTGTCTGTTTTTGCCTGAGGCATCTCCATAAATAAAGCACCCTGATTTATGACTTTGAAAGTCTAATAATATTCTATTACTTAAATCCTCTGAGTTATTATGAGGGGCTTCAAGTGTATATTCTTTAATGTATCTATCGAAGTAAACTTGTAAGTCCTCATCCCATTCGATTTGAGAAACAATAGCACTAATATAAGGCTTCACATTAAAGTCAAAGCTAATATGAATTGGTAAGTCAGGATTATATCTACATTCTTTAATGTGTTTTAATCTGTTGAACTGATGATAAAACTCACCGCCTGTTTTGGCAATAGGTGAACCATAGATAAGCATATCAACTAAGTGCGGATTACCTTTATAATCATCAATAAGACCTTCGATATAACCGCTTGGTAAATTAGCTTCGTTATGATAATTTGAACAAATAACTAATAGTTGTCTATCTGATTCTTTTATAAAATAATCTTCTTTACTAAATATCTTTAGGTTTATTTCATCGTAATGTTCAGGCATATTAAACCACTCATTAAGCCAAAGCACTTTAGCAGGACTTGTGGTAATAAATAAAGGATTGATACTTTTATTTGTTGGTATATTGGTAATCTCATTGCCTTTTACATAAAGTCCCTTTTGTCTTAACCTGCCTATGATCACTTCTTTTACCGCTTCTTCTTTAGTGTCTTTTGTTTCATCTAAAAAAGCATAGCCAAATTCAGTACCATCTATCACTTTGTAATTATCCAATGAGGCTGTAAATATTAATGCACCATTATCAAATGTAATAGTGTTTTCGTATGATTTTAATTTGACATGAAGTTTAGGCCAGTTGTCAGGCGGTATTTTATCAACTACATAATGAACACCGTTAAATAGTTTAAAGTCTTTTTCCCAAACATCAAAATATCTTTTAAGCGTAGATTTACTTAACTGAGCGTATGTATTAGCACCTATAAAACCGATTACCTCAGGAAATTGAGTAATAAACTTTAAAGCCGTTAGCCCTGATATAAATGTCTTGCCACC